TTACCTTTCTCAATCACGCGAGCAATCTCGCTCATTGCGTCAGGTACGATTGCGTCAAATTTGCGTAAGCTCATCGCTCGCTTTCTCCTTTGTAATGCTCGCGAAAATCCTTTGCCTTGCCATCAATATGCGTTGAATCATATTTGCTACTTGTGAAATAGCACGCATTAGGAAACATGGCTTGGTAATCACAAGCAACGCGCTCAGCGCTAAAATAGTCATTACAATGGGTTAGCAAATACCTTCTACCGCGATATTCTGCGGTCACGTTTATCCCAGTATAGGAATAAGTACGGGGCTTTAATTCTCTTAATGTCATGCTCATCGCTCGCTCGCTCCTTTGCATGATTCAAGCAGTCTTTGTTTTGCTCGCACAAATGCAGGATGCACGTTTTTAAGCGTTGGCGGGTCAAACGTTACGTTTCCCAAAACCTTACTTTTCATTTTTAGATAAGCTCGGTTTGCTTGTTTTCGCGTTAGGCTCATAGCTCGCTCACTCCTTTCGCAAAAACTATCCCGATTACGTCCACGCAATCGCACGCAAGCCCAAATTCCGGATTGCTTGAAAAATACAGCTCACTCGATTCGCCCGTTTCCTCATCGCGTTTGATATCCCATACATCAATGCCTTTTTCGCGTTCAAGGAAAGCGCTCAAAGCGCTTTCATCCTCTTTCTCTAGTCCGCTATAGTCTCCATTGATTAACGCGCTTAGGGCGTAGCTAGGAAAAGTATATTCAAATTCATGTTCAATGCTCATTAGTCTCAGTCCTCCTTGTTGTCGTTTAGTATGTCCACATGCATCACCCAAAGGGCGTAAAGCATGGGTAAAAGTATAAGTATGTCGTATGTCATGTTTAGACGTTTTCAGTAGTTTGAGAATTGCTGACTTCCAAGTCTTCGAATTCATCGCATTTGCCGGAATCTTCAACTTTCGCATAATAGCGTTTCAAGGTTTCAAGCTTCAAGAGCTGAAAAGCAACGTTCATCATCATCGCATCCAGGGTTACCTCATGCTCGTTTGCTTGTCCGATCAATATGCTTTCGCTTTCCGCATCAAGGAACAGTTCCCGATCTTCAAATCTTGCATAATCTACAAGCGTCCAGGCTTTGCCATATACAAACGAATGATCACAATTAGAGCAAACTTCATGAACCGCACCATATGCATCAACGCCATTATCTACATAACCGCTTACCGATTCCACGAGTGAGTCAATCAGCGAATCGAATTCTTGTCTTTTCATTTTCTAGTCCTTTTTTTTAGTTATTGAAGAGGAAAGCTGAGTGCCGTCCTCAATTGATAAAATCGATTAATGCGTTTTTGCGTCGATCTGTCAAACCCGTAATTTTTACAAAGCCCGCAAGCTCAGTAAAAACCTGGAACGCTTTTTTTTAAAAAAGTTTTCAAAGGCCAACCCCAAAAAACAAAAGCCTCGAAAATCGAACCTCGAACAAAGCAACCCAAGCAACCCAATCTTGCAAGCAATGAACCCCCGGCAAACCTTCCCTCTCGGCAAACTGCAAACGGACAACCAAGCCAAGCAAAGCCCAAGCAAAGCCCATAGCGAGCCAAGAAAGCCTTTCAAGCATTCAAACCAAGCCAAGCCCAGCCAAGCCTAGCCCGTCACCCTCCAGGCTCTACCCTGTAAAACAACGCAATTAGGCATTTTCCCCCCCGTTTTCCTTGCAAAACCAAAGAAATTCTCCCTCGTGTGCGCGCGCACGCGAGGCAAGCATTCGAAACCGGATTGCCAAGCTCGATTTTCTCAACCCTCAAAATGCAACCGAAACCTCAAACCAGAGAAAACCAAATTCAGCCAAATCCCAACCCTCCAAAGTTCGCAAATCTCAAGCAAATCCAAACTCAAAAAAGCAAGCTCCTGGCAACTAATCCGAAACCGATTTCAAACCCAAAAACGCAAGCCGGAAAAATGGCAAAAATGCAACTAAGCAATTCAATCAAATAAACCAAATGGAAAACAAGCGCAAATCCACAAAAACAACAGGCAGGCAAATCCACAAATCCACAAAACGCAAACCTTCCAAAAAAACCCAATCGAGAAAGGCAACTTTGAGAACCATCAAAACCAATCCGGCAAGCAACGCCCAGGAGACAAAAAAGCAAACCCAAAGCGACCCCAAAGCGACCCCAAAAGAGCGCCCAACTTAAACCCAAAAACCAACATTAAAACGCATACAAGGGAAAGCCCAGGAGACAACCGCCAAGGCAAGCCCAAGGAAACAAGCCAAAGCAAAGCGCAAGGATAGGCTCAGGAATCCTGGCCAAGGCAAAGCGCAAGAGAGAAGCCCGGGAATCAAGACCAAGGCTAGAGTCCAATACATTTCTCGCCCTACACGCAAAAATCGAGTAATTTTTTAAGCTCGAAAATGCCCCAAAAAACACGCAAAACAATAGAGTACAAGTCTATTGCTAATGCGTTGATAATCAACAAGTTGCGAATTTGAAAAACCGCACAAAAAACCGCAAAAAGAGGGGGGGAGGGGAAGCCGAATTTTTCGCGCGCGTTTTATTATATATCACAACCCCCCCAACTACTTTTTTCGCAGTATAGCCCTTCGCGCTATAGCCCCTTGCGTTTTGCGGTATATCCCTTCGCTATTTATCGTTATGCGAACGCTATCTATCGTTATCTTGCATGGATGGTTTCCATATCTTGTACCCTGCGTGTTGTACTATTTCTTTGCATAGGTCTATGAATTCCTCATCCGTTAGATGACCCTTTGCCTGGTTTGCATCCGTGCATAGTAGTTGTAGATTGTTTATGGTATTGTCTCCGCCCCGGGCTATGGGGATTATGTGGTCGTATTGGTAGTCCTCGGGGTTGTTCCATTGTAATGGTCTTCCGGTTAGTGAGCATTGGAAATGATCTCCATACTTTGCGTGTACGTCTTTGTAATTGAAAGTCATTGTCTTTTGGAACTGGTGTGCTTTTTGGGATATTGCCTTGGATATTTGTCTTTGCGTCTTGTGCTGATACCAGGGTATTTTGTTTTGTGATGGTGTTCTTGGATGTCTGAAGTGCCATATTCTTTTTACGTGGCTTAGGGTTGGTTTTTCCCTGTTTAGCCTTGCCTCTCTGTCTCTGACCTTTTTCTTTCCGCCTGGGGATAGGTGGTATGAGATTGTGGACTTGGAGCAGTTTAGGAGGTTTTGTATCTTGTCGTATGAATACCCTTGCTCGCGCAAGGCTATTATTCTTGGCCCGAGGGAGGGCTTGGGCATCAGTCGTTTGGTTTTACGTCCACTATTTTTTGTTCTGATGCTTCTGTCGGTTGTTCCTTTACGTTCTTCGAAGCGCCTTTGAGTATCTTGGCTACTTTGTCCGGGGACATGTCTGATGCACCTAGGGTGACGTTTGCGGATGCTGTGATGTTTGATGGTCTGCCTGATACTGTGAGGAATTTTTCCATAAGTACGGCAACTGCATATGCGAGGTTTTGGGGAGGTATGTCATCTAGTTTCGAGTGTAGGGTATTTAAGGAGTCCGCCACCATGTTTGAGAGTTTCGAGTTCACTTGATTGAGGAACTCCTGTTCTGTCATGTCCAGGCGGTATCTCAGAAAGTTCGCTACTGCGTTCCTTATCTCCGGATCTGCCTTTGCTATCTCCCGGGCTTCTGCCTCTGCATTTGATTGTTTTGATGCGATCTTGGCTGCTGATTTGATTATGTTGTTCTTTGTCATATCGTCACAAAACCCTCTAACGGAGTTTGGTTTTTTTCGTCTTCTGTATATGCGGGGCATCTTTTTTTGTTAATTGTCATATTTTTATTGACTATGCAATTAAAAAGAGTAGGGATGCTTGCGGATGAAGATTGAAGTGGCTAGTGAGATTTTGGAGAAGAGCGGGATAAGCAGGGATGAATTTGCGAGTATGGTTGGAGTGAAGAGTACTTCCATGCGCATGACTTTTTACAATGGACGGTTCAGCAAGAAAGCGGTTGCCCGTCTAGAATTGCTTGCCGAAGACCTGGGTATTGATTTGGAAGGTGGCAAGGAGGAAGCTCGGGACGTTAAGGAAGGGATGATTAGGCAGAGTATGGGCGAACCTAGGGAACGCATGGGAGTTGTCTATTCATTGCCTAGAAATCCGTATTTGCGACTTGTTGAATTTGAAGATGGTACGCATGGGAAGTTCCGGGCGAAGGAGGGCAGATTCGGATTGGGTAGTCGTGTCAAGCTGAAGAAGGGCGAGGGTGGACTTTGGGAGTTATGCGGTGAGTATGACAGGAAGGATAGATTGGTAGGGGGCAAATGAAAACAAAAGACATGGGCATTGATTACGAGATGACTTGGGAAGGACTTGATGGCAGGATGTATAATAAGGATAAGACACGGTATACTTCCTGTGAATTAACAGATGAATGCGATGAAGAAGATCCTGAGCCTGTGTGGTTTTGTATGACGGAAAAAGTAGGCGATCCTTTTGCTCCCACCCTAGTAGCTCATTTTGACATAAGAAAATTTGCAGAAGCGGAAGAGTGGTGCAGATCAACAATGACTGAGCTTGAGGAAGGATAGATTGGTATGAGTGATGACGAGGTGGAGATCAGGGACTTGGTATCCGTATTATTGGGACTTATGCCTGCAAGTGAGCGCAAGATCGTGAGTATGTATTACTTGGAAGGGTATAAGTGCAGGGAGATAGGCGAGCGTTTTGGAGTGTGCGCGGGGCGGATTAGTCAGATTGTACGAGATATCATTTGCGAATGCGGGCATTTGGTCACTCAGTTGGACAAGAAGAGGAGGGTATTTTTTCAACCTTTGATTTCCAAGAAGTCCATATTGTTTGATCATACTGCGTATTCGAAAAAGAAATTATTGGATCGAAGAAAGAAGGTGAAGGAGAAGCAAGATATGGAAGAAGCATGGGCATTGGATAATTTTCAAGATCATTGGAAGTGGAGCATAGAGAAAGGTCGATACGTTCACCCTGCCATACGCAGAGCGTATAATCGATTGATGGAGGAATCCAAATGTGGATAATCCCCAAAACGTTATCAGCTTTTGTACCGGATACGGAGGTTTGGAAATGGGAGTCAAGCGAGCAGGCGTGGATATTAGAACGATCTGTTACTGCGAACGGGAAAGCTATGTCCAAGCAGTATTGGTTAAGGCAATTGAAGAAGGGCGGATGGATAACGCACCTATATGGTCTGACGTTGCGACCTTCCCTGCATCAATCTTTCGAGGAAAAGTACGTGGACTCACTTGTGGATACCCATGCCAGCCATTCAGTAGCGCGGGGAAGCGAAAAGGGGAAGAAGACCCAAGGCACTTGTGGCCTAAAATCAGGGAACACGCCAGGGCAATTGGAGTTCAATGGATTTTTGCAGAGAACGTCGAGGGACACGTCTCGCTTGGACTCTCCACAGTCATCAGCGATTTGGAAGAGGATGGTTACGAGGTGGCGGCAGGAATATTCTCAGCGGAAGAAGTCGGCGCTCCTCACAGAAGGAAAAGGATTTTTATCTTGGGCAACTCCGCAAGCGAGCGACCACGTGGAGGGAGCGAGGACGTCAATAACGTCCAATCAGAAATGCTTGGGGAGGGATCTCAAGATGTGGCCAAGTCCGCGAGCGGGCAACCCGGGGAGTCGCAAGCCCGGAACGGGAGGAAAGATACTGGCGGAGGAAGCGAAGAAGAATTGGCCTATTCCGTTGGAGGACGATTCGAGCAATGTGAATCCAAGTGCGAAAAGGAGGACTTCGTTAGTCAAGGAAGCAAAGAAACACAATGGCCCTCCCGCCCCGGAGAAGAGCAATACGAGTGGGAAGAACCACGGGTCACCGAAGCTCAATCCGAATTGGGTGGAGCAGTTGATGGG